GTCATAGGGGGGGGCAGCAGTTTGCAGAAAGGAGTGCATATGAAAAGTAAAATGACAATAAATGACATCATTCAGAAGTATTATTTATCTAGTGATTTCAATATGTTAGCTGATAAAACTAAAGTAGATTATAAATATTTTTTATCTATATTATCAGACACAAAAGTGGATACAAAAAAGTTAGGCGAGACTACATTGAGTAGAATGACAGGTAGTAAAGCGAGACAAGGGTATGAGATTTGGATACAACGTGGGGTGCACTTTGCAAACTACACTTGTGCAGTCGCAAGAAAGTTATATTCTTTTTCTTTAGAAATGGGATATGCAGAAGTCAATCCTTTTTTGGCTTTCAAAAGAAAACCTGTCAAGCCTAGAAACGTAGTATGGCAAAAAGAACAAGTAATAAAGTTTTTAGATACTGCATATTCTGATTTTAAATACAGAAGTGTGGGTCTGATAGTGCAAATGGCATACGAATGGTGTCAAAGAGTGGGTGATATGAGACTTCTAACCTTTGATAAAATAGATTTTGATAAAAAAATATTACATTTGGAGCAATCTAAAAGGGGTGCGAGTGTACATTTACCTATCAGTGATGATTTATTGTCTATGTTGACACAACAAAAGCAAGATTATGACTTCCAAGAGTATGTTGTACCTATGCCAAAGGCGATTAGAGGCTCATACAAGCCTTATTCTATGCAAAAGCTATCAAAGGTAGCTAGAATAGTTATATCTCTCTCAGGGTTGCCTAACGAGCTACGAATCGCAGACTTGAGAAGAACAGGAACAACAGAAATGGTAGAGGCAGGGGTATCTATGGCACAGATTATGTCAGTTACAGGTCATGCAAACCCACAGTCAGTAAAGCCTTACATGAAAAATACATATGCTAGTGCAGAAAATGCCTTGACAACGAGAAAAATATATGTTAATTAAACATTTATATGTTACATTGAGGTGTTTATGAATACAAGTATTTATGATATTATAGATGAGTTACAGTTAAATGTAGGAGAAACAAAAAGGATTACTTGTCCTTCGTGTCATGGATACAAAACATTTACTGTAACTAACAATATGGGAAAGATATTATGGAATTGTTACAAAGCATCTTGTAGAGTTTCGGGAGCAAGAAAGATAAGAGTTACTGTAGAAGATATTAGAGATAGACTAGTGCCACAAAGCAAACACAAAGATGACACATTTACAATGCCTGAGTGGATTGTGTATGGTGGCAATAGAACAGAGATAGGAAACTTTGTACGTGATTGGGGTTTAGACCCTACAGAATTATTTTATGACGTAAAAGAAAGACGAGTTGTGTTTCCTGTAAAAGACAATGGTGTCATTGTTGATGCAGTTGGTAGGTCATTAGGATACAGACTACCTAAATGGAAACGATATGGAAAAAACGATTTGCCATTCACTTATGGTTGTGGTAAAATCGCAGTGGTTGTTGAGGATTGTGTTAGTGCATCTGTGGTAGGTAATGATGTTTATTTAGGGGTAGCTGTGTTGGGAACATCATTGAGTGAATCACATAAGAAATATCTATCGCAATTCTCAACAGCAATCATAGCTTTAGACCCTGATGCATTGCCTAAGACTTTATCAATAGCTAAAGACTTACGTGATGTTGTTGACACAGTTAAAGTTCTACGATTGCAAGATGATTTGAAGTATGGAAATGAAGAAGATTTTTTAAAACTAACTAACTTAACCCCAAAGGAGTAACCAACATGGAATTAGCATTAATAAAAAGTTTGATGGACAAATCATTTTATGATGACCATCGTGGGTATAAATGCCCTGATAGATTGTTCAGTAAAGATGTAAGGAAGATAAAGAAAACTATTGACAAAGCCATAGATAACTATGGAAGGAGTGTAACCCCTGATGAGGTTGAAGCATTGTTCTTGTCAAGCAATCCTAGTCTCACCACTTCACAGAAGACATCTTATTCTGATTTGTTTTTAAGAATTAAAAAGGAGAGCACTCTTGGAAAAGACATCGCAAGTGATGTACTATCAAAATTATTTCGTCAAGTTATTGGTGAGGATATTGCAAATATCGGCTTTGAGTATGTTAATGGTGATTTATCCTCACTTGAACCTATTAGAAACCTTATTGACCAGTATAATGACGATTTTCTTCCTATTTTAAATATTGATTGGGAAGATTTAAGTGTTGAAAACATATTAGCAAAGAATGCTTTGGAAACACAGTGGAAGTTTAACATACCATCTTTAGCTAGAAAAGTGAAAGGTGTAAATGCAGGACACCTTGTGATGGTGGGTGCTAGGTCTAACACAGGTAAGACATCCTTCCATGCATCCCTTTGTGCTAGTCCAAATGGTTTTGCACATCAAGGAGCAAAGTGTGTGATACTTTGTAATGAAGAATCATCTCACAGAATATCAGGTAGATATTTATCTGCATGTAGCTCTATCAAAATAGAAGATGCACACAATCATAAGAACACTGTTTGGGAGAGATGGAAAAACATTGTCAATAAAATAAAAGTTGTAGATGCAGTAGGAAAAGACATGTCATGGGTTGAAACTGTTTGTCGTAGTTATAGTCCTGACGTTTTAGTTATAGACATTGGAGATAAGTTTGCAACTTACTCAGGGTATGCAAGAGTGGATGAAGCTATCAAAGCCAATGCCATACATGCTAGAGAGATTGCCAAGAGATATAACTGTGCAGTTTTTTATATGTCTCAACTTAGTGCAGAGGCAGAAGGCAGGGTACAACTGAATCAAAGTATGATGGAGAACTCTAAAACAGGTAAAGCATCTGAAGCAGACTTGATGTTACTACTAGCTAAGAATCCTGAAGTAACAACAACTAATGGCGAAGAGATAAGTGATGATGGCTTCAGGCATATTGTACTTGCAAAAAATAAATTGTCAGGTTGGCATGGCAGAGTTACTTGTGAATTTAATTACGAGACAGGTAGGTTTGGTGTATAATGCAACAAGAATTATTTCAAATTGTAGAAGAGGTATGTGAAGATGGTTTGGTTTGTATTAAGTGTGATATAAGACAACCTTTAAATAACTTTCAACAAATGTCATACACAAAGACAGGAGATGCAGAAATAAAAAGAACTTGCAAGTCTTGTCAAAAAGGACATAGAAGAGTTATAGCTAAATTAAGAAAACAAAATGCTTATCCTGATAAAGATTATTGTTGTCCAATATGTAATAGAAATATAGAAGAAGTTAATAAATATAATCAAAAATTATTAGGGACATGGGTTCTTGACCATTGTCATGACACCAATACTTTTCGTGGATACATATGCAAACATTGTAATGATGGTTTGGGTGGATTCAGAGATAACTTGACAACTATAGAAAAAGCTGTTATATACCTAAAAAAGCATAAGGAGAGTATAACATGAAGTTGACAATAGATGTAGAAAATACAGTAATTAAAAGAGATGACAAATTACACCTTGACCCATTTGAACCTACAAATAAATTAGTCATGGTAGGATGTTTGACAGACACAGGTAATGAATATCTGTTTCGTATGGATACAGGTGAAACACAACACATTGACATACAAGATTTACTTGACAGAGCTACTATACTTATAGGACACAATATAGTTCATGATTTATTGTGGTTATGGGAATCAGGATTCAAATATGATGGAGCAGTATTTGATACTATGTTGGGTGAGTATGTTTTGCAAAGAGGTATGAAAGAACCTTTGTCACTAGAGGCATGTGCAGAGAGATATAATTTAGATACTAAGAAACAAGACACTTTGAAAAAGTATTTTGCAGAGGGTAAAGGTGTAGATGAAATACCTAAAGAAGAATTGAAAGAATATCTGTCTGCAGACTTACATGCTACCCAACAGTTATGTGATAAGATATATAAAAAATTAAATACACAAGAATATGGTAGTTTGATGAACAGTGTATTCATGTCTAATAGAGTTGCAGTTATTTTAGCTAGGATATATCAGAAAGGTTTTAAAGTTGATATGGAGACTCTTAATAATGTTAAACAAGAGTTTGAAAAAGAAAAGCAAGAGCTAGAAGATAAGTTAAATAAGATAGTTAAAGATTTGATGGGAGATACACCTATTAATCTAAATAGTCCTGAACAAATGTCTTGGGTTATTTATAGTAGAAAACCAAAAGACAAAGCTATGTGGGCAAATAACTTTGTGCCTAATATGGGTAAAGAAACATTGAAGACTGCTATCAATCGTAACTCCGATATTATATACAGAACTGTGGCACAACAATGTAGGGTTTGTTATGGCACAGGCAAAATAAAGAAACTGAAAAAGGATGGCACACCTTATGCTAAGTTACCTAAATGCACAGAATGTGATGGCATGGGGTATATATTCAAACCCACTGATAAGATAGCAGGATTCAAGTTTAATCCTACAAATTCAAAGTGGGTTAGTAATCATGGTTTTTCAGTTAATAAAAACATGTTAGATGTTTTAAGACATGTTGCAGTCAAGAGTGAATGGCATGAGGCAGTAGAGTTTTTAGGTGGTCTACAAAGACTATCTGCACTAGATACTTATTTATCATCTTTTGTTGATGGTATAAAGTGTCATGTGAAACAAGATGGTTTACTTCATGTTAGATTATTACAACATAGAACTGCGACAGGTAGATTTAGTGGAGCAGACCCAAACATGCAGAACATGCCTAGAGGTGGTACGTTTCCTGTGAAGAAGGTGTTTGTATCACGTTGGGAAGGTGGCAAGATTCTTGAAGCAGACTTTGCACAGTTAGAGTTTAGAACTGCAGCCTATTTATCACAAGACGAGGTAGCAATAAATGAAGTTAAAACAGGTTTTGACGTACATGCGTACACTGCTAGTGTCATTACGCAATCAGGTCAGAAGACTAGTAGGCAAGAAGCCAAAGCACACACCTTCGCACCTCTCTATGGTGCAACAGGGTTTGGAAGAACTGAAGCAGAAGCATCCTACTACGAACAGTTCACGAAAAAATACAAAGGCATCGCACTATGGCATACCAGATTGGCTAAAGAGGCTTTAGAGACAGGTAAGATAACTACACCATCAGGTAGACAGTTTTGTTTTCCTAATGTACAAAGATATGCAAGTGGTAAAGTGTCTAACTTTACACAGATAAAAAACTATCCTGTTCAAAGTTTTGCTACTGCAGATATAGTGCCAATGGTATTAGTAGAAATGTATAATAAATTAGAGGAATATAAATCTTGTATTGTCAATACTGTGCATGATTCTATTGTGATAGATGTACATCCTGATGAAGAGGAACAAGTAATTTTATTAATAAAAAATATAAATAATTACATTGACAATTTGATAAAAATACAGTTTGGAATTACTATGAATGTGCCATTATTATTAGAAGCAAAAATAGGTAATAATTGGCTTGACACACATGATGTAATATGATATAACGATAAAACTTTTAGAAAGGAGAAATAAATATGAATGGACAAATTACAACTATAGACACTAATAATTATGCTACTATGGCTAAAGCTATGGGTATGGCAATGGAAGTTAGTGACAATAAGAAGACTAATACTTTAGCTCGTCTTAAAATACAACACTCACCCATTATGGGAGAGATGGAAATAGATGGCAAGAAAGTAAATGTTGAAACTATTCAGAGTGGTGTCTTTAAATTAGATGTCCCTGAAGATAATCTCTATTATAGTCCCACAGTTACTATAAGACCTTTTTTACAAAGATTTATGTATAAAAGATTTATAGCTAATACAGGTGCAAAAGATGGTGAACCTTTAGGTCAGTATCACAAAACAATCATGGCAGATAATCTAAATATAGATTTGAAAGATAACTTTGGTGGTTTTAATTGTGGCAAACCTGCAGGTTATATCCAAGACTTTGATGCATTACCTGAAAAGACTAAAGAGTTAATTAAACAAATAAAAAGAGTTCGTGTTTTATTTGGTTTAGTTGATATGATTGAGGCTACAGACAAAGATAAAAATAGTAAAGAAATAAAGTCTATGCCCTTCATATGGGAGATAGATAATAGAGATGCATTCAAGATTGTTGGTCAACCATTTGCTAAGTTAGCAAAGATGAAAAGACTACCATTGCAACATGTTATGTCGTTTGGCACAGAGGAAAGAAAACTACCTAATGGTAATGCTTTCTTTTTACCTAAGTGTGATGTAGACACTAGCACTAAGATAGACATAGTGGAGAAAGACCAAGACATGTTCGCAGACTTTATGGCATGGGTACAGAACTACAACGACTACATAGTAGCAGAGTGGGATAAAAAAGCATCCTCTGATACTTCAGAAAAATATGTAGAAGTTGTTGACACTTTTGTTGATGTAGAATAATGGTTAATCATCAAGCAGAGTTGGCAGTGTATAAGTATCTTGATGATGTCAATCAAGGTAAAAAGTCTATGAGCCAAGAGGTTATGGATACTATTGCGAATGACATCAAAGATGCTTTGCATCGCCAATTCAACTACAAGAGAGATGAAACTTTTAGTTTTAGAATGTCTAACGTAGGCAGACCATCTTGCCAACTTTGGTGGGAAAAGAATCATCGTGAAAAGGCTTTACCTAAACCTAACACATTTATAATTAACATGTTGATAGGAGATGTGATAGAAGCTATATTCAAAGGATTGTTGACAGAGGCAGGTGTTAAATTTAAAAATAGTGACAAGGTAGTTTTGAAAACAGATAAGAATGAAATCTCAGGCACATATGATTTAATTATGGATGGTTCTGTTGATGACATAAAATCTGCATCAGATTGGTCATATAAATATAAATTTGAATCCTCTGATAGTTTGAAAGATGGTGATTCGTTTGGCTATGTTGGGCAACTCTCAGGTTATGCAGTTGCCTCTGATACTAAATTAGGTGGTTGGTGGGTTGTAAACAAAAACAATGGACAATTTAAATATGTAAAAGCTCACAACATAAATCTGAAAGATGAAATAAAGAAGATAGAACGAACTATAAAAGAAGCAAGTTCTAAAACTTTAAAAAGATGTTTCAGTCCTGTGTCTGAGAAGTTTAGAGGTAAAGATACAGGTAACACTGTATTAAATAAAAACTGTACATTTTGTGATTATAGACATGTGTGTTGGGATAGCTTACAAGAGCTTCCTGCACAGAAGTCTTTAGCTAAAGAACCTAAAATGGTTCAGTATGTGTCAATAGGAAAGGAGAATATAGCATGACAACAGATAATACAAAGATAGAAGATTTGCAGAAGGATATTGCAAATATGGAAAAAGAGTTAGCTGAAGCTAAGAAGACTCTTCGTGAGATGAGAACCAAAGGTTTACGTGAAGCTATGGAAGCTAAGAAGTTAGCAGACGAGGCAGTAAAAGAAGAAATGAAAGCTCTTGGTGTTTCATATTCTCATGATTCATATGAGTTCAATCCTTTTACAGGTTGGAGAAGATTACTCTAGTGTCACCTCATAGGGCATTTAGAGTTGCTATGAAGCATGGGTATAGGAGTGGTTTAGAGCACAAAGTATCTATATATCTTGACGAACTAAAGCATAAGTATCTTTATGAGAAAGTTAAGATAGAATGGGAAGACTTAGCTTATCGCACCTATACCCCTGACTTCATATTAAACAATGGTATAATAATAGAAACAAAAGGTAGATTTTTAGCATCAGATAGACGTAAACATTTAGCTATTAAAAAACAACATCCCAAGTTAGATATTAGGTTTGTTTTTGAAAACAGTAGAAATAAATTAAGAAAAGGTGCAAAGTCAACGTATGGTCAGTGGTGTATAAAGTATGGCTTTCGTTATTATGACAGAATAATACCTGAAGATTGGTTAAAAGAAAAAGGTAAAAACAAACACCCTAAGTTTATAAAATTTTCAGGGAAAAAGAAAGGAACTAAATATGGACATAATAAATAAAATAAATGATGAAGATTATGCTATTATACTTAGACCTCACTTAGATAAATATTTCAAGTGGACAGGAGAAGTATCTGTAGATGTAATGACATCAGAAAGAAATAGTTTGGAAGATGAAGATGCAGAAGGTATGATGTCTTTTGTGAGTATGGTTTGTGCATCTATACCTGTCATGGATAGTAATCCTGCATTCAAAAAAGAATGTGATAGAGCTAGTAAAATATTCTTGAAAAATAAAGATAAATGTGCTATAGATAAAATAGAAAAAGTTGAAAATAATATTATTAAAGTAGACTTTCAATCTCGTGATGGTAAAGATAAATGAGGCATTTAGAATATATGAAAAAGAAATTTAAAGAACTAGAAGAAAAATCAAAGGAGCAAAAAGTGAAATATTTATCAGGTGCAAAGAAACAAGCACAAGAACAATCTGACCATAAACAAACTATGGATATGGTTAATCATCCACCACACTACAACAAAGCAGGTATAGAAACTATTGATGCTATTAAAGCTATGACAGATAGTGGATTTGAATACTACCTGCAAGGTAATATTATGAAGTATCTTTGGAGATACAGATACAAGAATGGTGTAGAAGATTTAAAGAAAGCACAATGGTATCTCACAGAACTAATAGATGTTGTTGAAAATGATAAAAGTTAAAATGATGATAACATTAGAGGTAGACCCTGAAGAGTATCCTGTTCCTGCAGATGGCAGAGTTGAAGAAGAGTTCTATGACCATATGCATGAATATGTTCATGACATATCAGGAGTTAAAATTAAAAGTATGAAAATAGTAAGTGAGGAGATTTAAAATGAGAAACTATTTACCAACAGACTATCAAAATTTTATTGCTCTTTCTAGGTATGCAAGATGGAAAGAGGATGAACAACGCAGAGAGACATGGATTGAAACTGTAGACAGATACTTTGACTACATGAGTGAGCATCTAAAAAAGAATCATAACTATACAATTACAAAAGCATTACAAGAGAAGTTATCAAATGCTATTATGTCTTTAAGTATAATGCCTAGTATGAGAGCTTTGATGACATCAGGTGTAGCTTTAGACAGATGTCATGTAGCAGGATATAACTGTAGCTATATACCTGTAGACAGTCCACGTAGTTTTGACGAATGTATGTATATACTTATGTGTGGCACAGGTGTTGGCTTCTCTGTAGAAAGAGAAAATGTAGATAAGTTACCTGTAGTTAATGAACATTTTGAGAAGAGCACTACTACAGTAAAAGTAGAAGATAGTAGACAAGGTTGGGCAAAAGCATTGAGAGAACTTATTGCCATGTTATATGTAGGACAAATACCTACATGGGATACATCACAAGTTAGACCTGCAGGTGCAAGACTAAAAACTTTTGGTGGTAGAGCATCAGGACCTACTCCACTTGAAGAGTTATTTCATTTTTGTATTGAGAAGTTTACCAATGCAAAAGGCAGAAGACTATTCCCTATTGAGTGTCATGATATTATGTGCAAGATAGGAGAAGTTGTAGTTGTTGGTGGTGTTAGACGTTCTGCTCTCATCTCTTTGTCAAACTTAGGTGATGACCAAATGCGTCATGCTAAATCAGGTCAATGGTGGGAGAATGAAGGACAGAGAGCACTAGCTAATAACTCTGTAGCATTTAAAGGTAAGCCTGAGATGGGTACATTTATGAGAGAGTGGACTGCTTTGTATGAATCAAAGTCAGGTGAACGTGGTATATTTAATCGTCAATCTGCTAAAGTAAAAGCAGCAGAGAATGGTAGAAGAGAAACTAATTATGAATTTGGTTGTAATCCATGTAGTGAAATTATACTTAGACCCTATCAATTCTGTAATCTTACAGAGGTTGTTTGTAGAGAAACAGATGACATAGAGCAATTAAAAGAAAAAGTTAGACTGTCTACTATTCTTGGTACATTTCAATCTACACTTACTAAATTTAAATATCTTAGAAAAGTATGGAAAGAAAATACAGAAGATGAAAGATTATTAGGTGTATCATTGACAGGTATACTTGATTGTCCTGTTTTGTCTCCTGATAATAGTAATTTAAAATTTAATTTACAATTACTAAAAGAAGTTGCAGTAGAAACTAACAAGAAGATTGCTAAAGATTTAGGCATACCACAATCAACTGCTATAACGTGTATCAAACCTAGTGGTACAGTTAGTCAATTAGTTGACAGTGCATCAGGTATACATGCAAGACATAATCCTTTTTATGTTAGAACTGTTCGTGGCGACAACAAAGACCCACTTACACAGTTTATGAAAGAAAGTGGTATTCCTGCAGAGCCTGATGTTATGAAACCTGATAGCACAACTGTATTTAGCTTTCCTATGAAGTCACCATCAGGTGCTATCACTAGAACTGAGATGACTGCAATAGAACAGTTAGACTATTGGTTATTGTTTCAAAGATATTGGTGTGAGCATAAACCATCTGTGACTATATCTGTGAAGGAGCATGAATGGATGAGAGTTGGAGCATGGGTATATGATAACTTTGATGAAGTGTCAGGTATATCTTTTTTACCTTTTAGTGAGCATACATATAAACAAGCTCCTTATCAAGACATCAATGAAGACGAATATAATAACTTGACAAAAGTTATGCCATCTGCTATAGATTGGAGTAAGTTGCAAGACTTTGAAAAAGAAGATACAACTAGTGGGAGCAAAGAACTTGCTTGTACTGCAGGTGCTTGTGAAATCGTTGATATTGAAGCAAAATAAATAGAAAGGAAAAACTAATGAGAGAAATGTTATTATCAGCTTTGAAGTCCTATTATGTGGGACATATAAATAAACACATAGCTAACGTAGAGATATATTTAAGTAGGTCTACAGGTATTGGAGAACACTCTGATATTATAGAAGCTATGGACAAAGAGATAGGAGAGATTGGTAAGTATGATGATAGATTATCAATGATAATAAAATATTTAGAAAGGAGACAACCTAATGAAGCAGAAGAAAAAAAGGAATCCAAATCTAAGTAAGTATGATGCACCCCTACGTATTCAGTTTGAACGTGGGGTCAATGCTTTTAAAGGTAAACAATACATAAGAAATGTTGGCAAGAAAAGTGCTAAGATTATATGTACAGAAAGTCCCTATCATACAAACACTATGCAACACAGAGAGTGGCAAAGAGGATATAACTTTGCCTATGCCAAACAGTTGGAGAAAGTAAAACGTGAAGAAGCTAGAAGAAGAAGCCAAGAGGTTCATGCAGTTGCATAACAAAAGTATGATAACTGCTAATGAGTATCAAGAGAAATGTAAGTCTACTGCCATCTATCCTAAACGAGATGCCATAGCTTATCTATCTCTTGGTCTCGTTAGTGAAGCAGGAGAGGTCGCAGGTAAAGTAAAGAAACACATACGTGATGGCACAGAATCAAATGTAGCATCAGAGATAGGAGATGTGCTTTGGTATTGTGCCATGTTAGCTAACGAGTTAGGTGTGAATCTTGGCAAGATAATGGAAAATAATTTGGAGAAACTAAATGACAGAAAGCAAAGGGGAAAGTTACAAGGTTCAGGAGACACTCGTTAATAAAGTTACACCTGTCCATGATTTATCGTGGTATTTAAAGTGGACAGGTTCTATGTTAATTATGTCAGGAATAATATGTAGGGCAGCAGGTGTGTTGCCCTTTTATGATTTAGTTGCATCTTGTGTAGGCACAGGGATGTTAGCAGGTATGGCTTATCTTTGGCACGATAGAGCCTTACTTACTGTTAATGTGGTAGCTTGTGCTTCACTAGCTATGGGAATCATGAGGTATCTATTTATTTAAAATTTTTCTTCTACTTTATTTGCAGCATCTGCATCTGCACCTTTAGCTATTCTATATAATTCATCAAAGTCGTACTTTTGGTCTCCTTCAGGCTCTCCTCTTTTTCTATGATATAAATCTTTAGCTAAGTTTTTTACTGCAGTTGGCATTCTATTAAATAATAAAGCAGCTCTTGGATTAAAACCATAAACTTTTTTCATTTCATTAGTAGTTCTTTCGCTTCTCAATGCTTTACTAACTTGTTGTTTAAACTCACTTAATTTTTTCTTTAATATAAATGCTTGAAATTGTGGATTAGAATTATACTTTTTATACTTATCACTTTTAATATAAGGTATAATCTTTTCATCTACAAAAGAACTCACCAATGTATTGTAAGTGTCATCATATTCAGGCACTTCACTTCTACTCCCATACACTTGTGGTGATGTCATGCCTAATCTATCTAATTCTTTTTCAAATATATTTTTTCTTTCTCTTTTTAACAAACCAAAAGTCTGTCTAGTGATTGGAGTAACTCTTCTTTGAAGTCCTTCTTTTTTAGATGGCTTTCTAGGTCTTGGTGCTTTATATGCTCCACCTGATAACTCTTCTATTTTTTCTTGTAGTGCATAATTTCCGGGAAGTCTTGATAATGATTTATTTAAAAATAATTCAAGCATATTTTTGCTATTTGTTTCTCTAATTATTCTTTCATCATCAGGTGCTAAAAATGTGTTATACAAGTCTTGTCCTGCAGTCAGAGGTATGGAGTAAGTATTAACTAAGTTAGCACCTAAATTAACAAGAAGCTCTTGTATTCTTTCATATGCCTCATCTCCTGTTTCTTTAGATAAATCACTCACAGCATTCTCAAGTGCATACAAACCCATACCTGCTCTAAATTGTGTTCCTGTCAATGCCTGTATAGCATCTTGCACTATGGGTCTGTCACCAAACAAAGGAACATTCTCACCTTTTACTATATTTTTATATGATTTCAGTAATAAATCTCCGAAAAAAAGATAAGGTGCTGCAGGAAAGAATGGTCTCATGTCAAAAGTGCTACCATCTGCTGTTTTACCCTCATACCACTTTTCTCCTGCAAATTCACTATCCCTGTAGGCTGCTGCTCCCAATAAGAAGGATGTCCCTATAATCCCTTTTGAAGCATTATTATATGAAGTTATAGCTTCATCTCTTGACATGCCTACTAAAGGTTTAACTACGTTAAATAATTCGTTTCTACCTTTACCATAAGTAAGATACACAGGAGAATATTCAAGAGTAAATTTCATGGCATTCATGATAAATCTTGGAAAAGGTATAAAAGAAGTTCCTAAAAAAGGCACTTTATGTATACCATTGATAATCATTCTTCCTAATTCGCTATCAGGTTGTTTTTGATATGTAAAATATAGTGCTTCATCAACAGCTTTTTTTAGTGCCTCTTGTCCACCTTTACTTCCAAACACATCATTGAATCTACCATCTTTAATTATTTGAACTAAATTAAAATCTTCTGCTTCAGGATTTTTTCCAAATTTTTTACCAAATGCTTCAAAAGCATCTTTGTCTTTTAATGTTCTACTATATAATTCGTTTAGTTCTCTTTTTAAATTACCTACTAAAGCTGCTCTTTTAAATACGTTATCTGATATAGTATTTAATCCATTTATTTGCCTAGAAAAATTAGATAATCTAGTCATTTTTGTTGGTCGTACAGATAAATCTCCAATATCTTGTAGTTGTCTGAATAATCTAGTGGCTTCTTTTTCAAATCCTAATGCAAATATTTGCTCTATCGCAGCAGCTTCTTTTTTATTAGTTATACCCATAACAATTGCTAATATATCTTCTTGCCCTGCGTCTGTAATATTTTGTCCTGTGACTTTTCTAAGTCCTCTATCCATGGCTCTAGTTAAAGTATCAAAGCCAACCCTAGCGACACCTGATGCCACGTTTCTAACAGTCGTTGCAGTTTGAGATGTCATAAATGCCAAACGAGCAGCATCAAGTTCTGCACCAATACTTGCTTGATGTGTAAATTCTCTTACATTATTATCTTTAATGGCTTTTGCCATTTTCTTTTGTGCTTCTCTAACTTCAAACTCAAAACCAAATAAATCATAATCAGCTACGTCATTTAATGCTTTACTAAAATTGCCTAATTTAGCTTTAAGACTCATTTTAGCTTGACCTGCTCTTTGTAATGTTCTAGCTGCGTCTGATACATCTGACATGATTATGTTAGCTAAATCATCAAAAGTTAAATTATATTTTACTAAAGTATCATCAAACACTTCACTTACTTTATTAAGGGCAAGACCATCAGTGTCTCTTAATCCTCTTAATGTTCTAGCTAAACCCTCAGTGATTCTTTCTCCTTCTTTTAATCCACCTGAAGCCTCTAGTATATCAGTAAGAGCAGCAGTAACTTGTTCCATTTTTTCAGGTTTTACTGCGAGTCTTATAGGAGAATCTACGTCTTGCATTTTAGCCATATCACCTAAAGTTTCTCTGCCTTTTTCCACCATTTCTTCATTTAAAGCATTTAATTTTTCCTTTACTTTTTGAGATGCTCCACCCTTTTTTGATATAGTTTGTTTAGCATTACCAACTGCTTTATCTCTTCTTTTCTTTACTGCATCTAAACTTTCTTCTACTAAATCACCTGTGTTTCTTTCTATGTATTTAACTGCTTGTCTTTTTACTTCAAATAAAGCACCTGCTACAGGTAACGCAGCAGATATACCTGCTACTAAAGCAGTTTGAGCACCATCATATTCATCTTGAACATCTGCTTCTATTAATGCTTTTTGTCCTGCAACATCACCTGCTATTGCACTTACACCTTCAATGACTGCAGTGCTACGAATAGGTCTTTGTGCTGCATAGTTTAGTAATCTGCCTATGGCTAATCTTGATGTAGCAGTCGCTGCTGCTCCTGCAACTTTACCATATCCCGGAATAATTAAACCTAAATATGTTGATGGTGCAGTTGCTAAACCCTCTAAATAATCGCCAACAGTTTGACCAACACCACCTGAAAACATTGGTAGTGCATCAAAAGCCTGATACAAAGTTTTGTAATCGTCTAATTGTTGTTGTTTTTTGTCTGTTTTGAGAGCACTAACATAATTCCAATCTCCTGCAGCAGTCAACTCATTCACGTTAAAATCACGAAAATGTTCTATAACTTCATCTACTGCTCTTTCGGATGTGGGATTTTCAAAGCCTAATCGTTCTTTAGCAAAACGTATAGCTGCTTCTCTTAGTTGGGGGGATTGTTGAAATGCTTCATAGGTAAATGTTTCCTCATCAAAATCTACTTCGCTATTTTTAACTTTAGCATTCTTGAATGGGTCATCTTCTTGAGCAAGTTGCTCTCCTATAATAGCATCCTTAAAAGGGTCATCTTCTTGAGGTATTACATCGCCTACGATGGCATCTTTAAAAGGGTCATTATCTTGTAAGGTTTGCATGTTTACACTACCTAGTTTACACCTTGAGATGCAGGACCTCTAACTGTGCCTTTAACTTTAGGAGCTTTTGGCATGGTTAAAGTTTGTCCTACTTGTTTTCCTTTTAACGTAGGAGAGTTAGGATAAGCATCCAATAATTCTTGTGTAATAGTTATAGTTTTTCCTTCATTATATTCTTTTATTAAATCACTAGGTTTTTTTACAATATTTTGTACTTCATTATTTTTTGTTGCTTCATCAACTGCTAGTAAATTAACTGTATTTAATTTATAGACATTATTAAATGTTTTTAATTCTTGTCCTTTAAAACCCTCACTATATTGACCACCTAACTTTTCAATGTTTTGTTTTTTCCATGCAGTGTATTTTGCTACATCTTTTACTTCAAATGCCTCTACTGTTTTACCATCTGAGCCAATTTTAATTGTAATATCTACACCTGTTATTTCAGGGTTGGCTTGTGCTGCTTCACGTTTCAAAAAATCATTAAACTTTGTATTCATAGTATCCCTAGCACTTTGGTCAATTCCTTTTGCCTCAAATTCTATATCTGCTAATTCATCATATCGTGATTGTAGTAATGCTTTTTTAGGACCATCAGGTGCTCTTGATATTAAATTAGCTAATATATTTTTAGTATCTTTAGATGATTGCATTACATTCTTTAAAGATAAATCTACATTAATATCAGCATAATCAACTTTAGGAGCTACAAACCCTTCAGGCATCAATCCTGCTTTTCTTAATCTTTCTGCTCTTCTAGCAAAATCAGAGGTAACTCTCTTTTCTCCTAAACCACCTATTGCATCAGGTCTAGTCAACATACCTGCTAATTCAGGTGTCTCCTTATCAAATGTAACACCTTTACCAAACGATTTAGCATAATCACTCATAGTCATACCTGAAGACTTAAAATCGTCAGGTAATGAATCTATATAACCTAATTCTTGTAAAGATTGCCCTGACACAGAAGTTACTTGACTTGCACCTTTTAGCCAATCATTTGCTAATTCTACATCACCACCTAATTTATTAAATATAGAAGCTGCAACGTCTGCATTATTGTTAGTATAACCACCTATCTTTTTAAGAACTTGTTCTACCAACTCTGCTTTCTTTTCTTCTTTGTCTCGTTTGGATATAAATCTTTCAGTGTGTTTATCCCATGCTTTGTCTAATATGAGTTTAACTCTTTTGCTATCCTCATCAATAGATTCAGAAACTTGTTCTGCAAAACCTGAAGCAAATGCTGCAAAATTAAATGCCATTATCCTGTTCTCCTTGCCATTAGTCCCATAGGTTCTTCAGTTATTTCTTCTTCTTGTTCTTCTTCCATAGTATCTTCTTGCATCTCTTCTTCTTGGTTTTCACCTTTCATCTTAGAAACAATTTTATCTAACTTTACGTCTGATACTTCTTTTACATCTTTTAATTCTGTGCCCTTATTATAATCTACTTTTGCATTTTTTGCAATTAATTCTAACATCTCTATTAATAAAGGCATAAGCAATATACCCACATCAATACTGTGTTTACCTTCCATTACAGAAGCAAGTTGCAAAGAGTTAGCTATTGCAGTCAAAGGCACACCCATTTCAATAACATCTATAAGTTGGTCTGCAAAAGTTTCATCCATTAATCTTGGAATATAAAACTCAAGTGCCTCTTCAACTGTAGAATATTGTGATGGATTTTGCCAAGGTCTATCACCAAAAGGTCCTGTTAAATGTTGACCCGGAATAGGACCATCATGTACAACTTCAGGTATATCAGGATTCATCTCTGCCATTTAAAGCCTCTTTCATCTCTTTTACTTTATTCATATAATCTACAACTCTCATAGCAGGATTATTCATATTCATTTTTTTATCACGCATACTTCTTTGCAGTAAACCTGTCCCTTTATCTTCTGTAGGCATAAATTTTATACTTGCCATATTATTATATGCTATAAAAGCAGGGTTAATTCTATTTATCAAAACAATCCTCCTATCAGTGAACCTGCAACACTACCTGCGTCTGCAGTTAAGAACGAACCAATAAGTTTACCAAAACCTGTAGAAGAACTATAATCATTCTTTAATTGCATTATATCTCTATCAGCATCTGCTTTAAGTTGCTCTAATGCTAACTGTATAACACGACTTCTTTCATTCTCTGCAGATGTCCATGCCCACTCCATAGTGTCACCATAATATTGCCATAAATTATTATATGCCTGATTACTTAATCCTAATAGGTTTTGTGCATTTAATTCGTTAGCTCTATTTATAGCTGCAGTATCTGCAGTAGCTATTTGTCTTCTCCAATTAGCATTTGACTGTGCTATCACCATCTGATTCTGTGCATTGAATTGGTCACGTTGATTGTTAATCTCTGCGTTAAATCTTTCAATAGTATTAGTTTGTCCTGCATTAAATTGTTGTTGAGCATTCATCTGTGTGGCATTAAACTGATTAGCTTGTTGTGCTAGAGATGCAAAGAATTGGTCAACTTGATTTTGAGAGGTAGCATTAAACTGTCTACTAGCATTTTCAGCAGCTTGGTCTGTAAACAAAGATTGTATTCTTTGTTGTGCATTAAACATATTTGCTTGTTGTTGATTAGATAAGTTAGCCATATCCATTTGTAAAAAGGATTGTGCATTTTGCACTGCAGATTGTTGTCTATTATTTAAACTAGATAAATCTAAGTTAGCTAGTGCAGATGCCTCTGCTATTGTTATGGCTTGTCTATTAGATAGATTATTTAGATTCATAGTATTTACTGCTCTACTATTTTCTAATCCTATCTGTTGCTCTGCAGTAAAGTTTTGATTAGCTATATCACCTATTCTTGCAGCATTCTGAACTCTTGCTTGAAATCCTTGGTCAAATTCTTGACCTATAAACTGTGCTCTTTGTTGAGCAGCTAACATAGCTCTTTGTTGTCTGTTAGATAAATTTTGTGTTTCAAACTGTGCTTGTAATTGTGCGTCTGCTTGTGCAATAGGTAAAGCAGATTCCATAGCAGCTTGTATAAGTGCCTGTCCTGCAATGCTAGAAGCACCCAAGCCTCTCTGTTGCATAACTGCTTGTACACCTCTGATTGCTCCTGCTGCCCACGCAGGTGGATTAGTTGCATCAAAGTTAGCAGTTAAATCTCCTAGTTGTCCTGCCACAGTTGCTTTTTGACTAGGCGTTGCAGTCGCTGCTTCTATCTGTTCAGTAAATGTAGCTGCAGTTTGTGCGTTAGCAGTTGGAGTAACAAGTTCACCTTCCTGTATTTTTCTTTGTACAGGATTTGTCATTTGACTTGCTACACCTTGAGCAGCTTGTAATTGTGATATTGAACTTGCAGTTTGTTGTTGTGCAGTCACTTGTGTTCTAGGGTCTAGTGTTCCTTGTGCTGCTTGTGTTTTTTCTAATGCAGTATTAATTGCAGTAGATGCCTGTTGTGCTTGTAATTGAGCAGGTTCAGTTTCTAATATAGGCATTGCAGTTGCAGTACCTGCTTGTGCACTAGGAAGTGCTACTTGTCCTGTAACTTGTCCTGCTCCTGCAGGTAAGTCTTGACCCATAGTTGGTGTAACACCTACCACAGAAACATCTGTTCCTGTAGGTAAAGTAGGTGAAGTTAACATTTGGGCAGATACATCTCCTATAGTAGCTCCTGTGGACACAGGAGTATCAGGAGTTTGAGTTGTAGGTAGTGTTCTTGGGTCAGGTGTTCCACCCTCTTGAAATGATTGCACAGGTGGTGGTACATAACCACCAATAGTATCTTGTTGTTGTCTTTGTTCAAATCTACCCATCATAGGCATATTACTCATCGTAGGCATACCACCTTCTGCCATGCCCATTTTCTTTTGTTGAGCAAACATTTGATGTTTTTGAAATGCATCTTCTAGGGCAGAATACTGACTAGCCACATTTTGATTAGACATTAAATACTTAGGAAAGTCATTCATGTTTCCCTTGAAACCTAATGATTTTGCTATAGCCTGTTGTCCTTCAGGTGGTAATTGTTGCAATGTTGCCATTATCTACTTCCCATCAATACTTTGTCTAACTTATCTTCTAATCTTCTGATTGCATCCATCAACTCGTGCATATCATCTTTTACATCATCTTTACGTGCATACTCTTCTCGTGTCTTGTTCAAGAGTATCTGTATTCGTTTTACCTCTTGGAACATCTTGTTAAATGCCCAACCGAATGGTACAACGACCATAGTCAGGATTATGTTCCAAA